CTGCTCTCAACGTCCGAAAACTTGATGGTGGGGGAGCCGGTGGGAACCGGTAAGGAATGGCTGTCGATTTGCAAGAGAGATGTGCGTTTGAGCATCAGTAGGCACCCCCCAGCATGATGGATTGTGACTGCCGCGCGCGGTTGAAGCTGCGATAGATCACGTCGTCACCAATGACAATGTCGCCGCTGCTGTTATGCAGCTCAGCAAGGATGTTGTTCAGCACGGCCAGTACGGGCGTGAAATCGACAATTTCCCGGCCAGACGGGGTGCTTGCCACGCTGCCCGATGCTGTCAACGCAAGCCGAACGTTGCTCTGTAAAGAGCCGGTGGATAGATCCGAAAGCTCATCCATGGCCTGTGCAACATCCCCGGCGTTCTGCCGGATGCCAAGGGCAAGGCCCGCCGGAATGTAGCGGCCCACTTCGTCCCGCATCACGCGGGAAGGGGATGCAATGCCGAAAAAGTCCTTGATAGTATCCAGCGCACTGGAAGCAATGCTCCGGGCAGCATCTTTCAGCGCGCTGCCCATAGCACCAATGCCGTTGATTAAGCCGTTGATAATGTCTTTGCCCAGCTGCACCCAGTCCACGTTTTTGACGGCGTCCCAAAGGGTGCGGCAGGCATCACCTGCGGCGCGGATGATATCCGGCGAGGCATTCCCAATGCCCTGTACTAGATTGATCACAAGGTTGAAGCCTGCCGCGATGATTTCAGGCAGGTGGGTAACAATGGCTTGCAGCAGGGTGGCAATTACGGTGGCCGCACTGCGGATGATGGAAGGCAACATGGCAAGCAGGCCCTGCACAAGGCTGAGCAGCATCTGTCCGCCTGATGTGATGATCTGCGGCAGATCTGCCACGACCTGTGCAAGGAATGCGCTCAGAGATGCAGACGCAGATTCCATCATCTGCCCGGCGTTTGCGGTAATGCCCTGCACCAGATTGCTGACAAGAGCAGCGCCGTTTTCAATGATTTGAGGGAATCCGCCGGAAAATGAAGTGCCAAATCCGTCCAGCAGGGTCTGGGCAAGAGCCTGGATAAAGGTCACCAGCGCACCAGGCAGGGCGGACAGAATGTTCCAGATATCCGGCAGCAGGTTCCCGGTTAGGAATGTGACCACCGACTGGGCCAGTGCGTCCAGGGACGGCTGCAGGTCCTGCCCAAGGGTCAGCGCACCCAGTACGTTTTTGAAACTGGCCTGCATGGCCGCAAAGGAACCGGCCAGCGTGGTGGATGCTTCCAGCGCGGTGGTTCCGGTAATGCCAAGACCTTTGTTCACATCGCCCAGGCCGCCGTTCAGCTCATCCACACCTCCCTGAATTACATGGATGGCGGTGTACACATCGGCCAGGTTGTCCAGATCGTACTTGACACCGGTGATTTTTTGGGCATCCGCCAGCAGGCGCTGCATTTCACTCTTGGTGCCGCCGTAGCCGAGTTTTAAGTTGTCTAACATCGTATAGTTCTGTTTGGCGAACCCCTGGTATGCGTACTGGATGGCGGACATA